GGAGTTGTAAGGTAGGCTTGGTATTGAGATTGCGTTATCATCGCGGAACCCTTGCGCTGCGCGGCTTATCGGTTCGGTCAGTAACTGGATTATTTCGGGATTTCATCCGATTACCACAATCCCCGAATTTCTCCCTGATACCCTTCCTCATCCCCATAACCTGATACAATACTTTCGGTATCATAGATAGTATTCTTATTAATTGTATTCTTAGGAATGGTATTCTGGTGATCTGAAGGTTTTCGATCGTCGATATTTCGATCTTCCAAAACCTTGAGATCGATAACTCCGCGCCAGTTGGTCTTGTTGCTTCTCTTATCGGCGGGAAGCGGAACAGTGTAGAACGTCCAGATGTTGCGGAAGGTTCCCCGCCCGAAGCTTTCAATCTTGTGGTGAGCATAGCCAAAGGATTCCAGTTCCTTCATATACTTCTTTACTCTGTTGGCAGGCTCGTTGGTGTGGCGCAACAGGTAGTCGCGGGTTACCTCCCACTCATCACAATTACTCAAGACAAGGGACATTACCCCCTTTGCCCCGAAAGACATGCGCGGATCTCGCGGTAGTTCGTTTGGCGTCTGAAAGAACCCGACTGGGTTAATTACTCTATAGATGGTTTGATGTTTGCTCATAGCAATAAATAAAATTGCCACTCAAATGACGGGGCGTGGGATGATTGAGAACCCGACAATGAACACTGCTAGATGCTCCCTCACCCCGCCACTTGAATGGCAGATTAATATTTATTGTTAGAGTAGTGTTCATATTGAATCGTCTGGGTTCTCACATCAGACTGATGTAACTTCTCACAAAGGGTCAGACATGGCAAGTTCAAAAACGCTCAAAAAAACATTGAACGCCCCGAAGGGGCTATGGTCTATGTATCTATGAATACTTCGGAGAGGATCATTGAGGGCAACACTGCGAATGCGGGGTTGAGCGACCTGAGTCCTCTCCCAATTTTTGGAGGCGGGGAGACTCGGCATGAAAATGCAAAGGCTTCAAAGGCTGGGGGGCCAATGAAGTTGCGCCACCCCGCTTCCAATTTCTTTATGAAAAAACTACTACTACTAGTATTGGTCACTAGCGTTCAGGCACAAGATGGATCGTTCAACGGGACGGTCTATGATTTGGATTCGGGGCGGATACAAGTCATTAATGGGTCTGTGGATATTAAGCCAAAGGAAGATACCTATCTTTCGACTCTTCGCCGTATTAATGCGGAGTTGGCGGAGTCAAACGCACGATTGGATGCGGAGATTACGGCCAGCCGCCAACTTTCGGAGTTGCGCGAACAGACAAGACTCCTGCGTAAAATTGCCGACCAATGAGCAACTATCTCAACGTCAATATCCCCACATTCTTTGCCTTCGTGGATGAGGGGTTCTTCTACGATTTGGAACCCTGCGTCAGCAGGGAGAGACAGCTAGTCGAGGTATTTGCCTTCACCTCGATCCCCCAGCGGTGTGGGTTGTTTAGTGTGATGACCGAATACGGAAGCCAGCATGCCCGTGTCCCGATCCATTACCTCCATACTGATGAGACTGGAGGCACATCTTACCCGTTGGACTGGATACAACTCTGGGACTCCATGAGCTACTATTGTAGCGTTACAATGTACGATTATTGCAAAAACCGTGCAGCAAACATCATGTTGAAGAACAAAACCTTTGAAAAGGGGAAGTATATGTTTACGCTGGACTGGTGTTTCGGCCCCCACTATACCAGTGGCTACGGCGAGATGGCGGCTGGGCATAAGTGCGGACATGTGTTTGCGGGCGATGGGCAATACTTTATCCAGCCCAACAATCGTGTGCTGTGGATGGACGGGGGATCGTTCATTGCCAAGAAGTTTCCCCAAAAGCCCGACTGGAAGGTATTTAGCCAAGAATTTAGCTGCGAAAGCACAGGAAGCCGCTGGGTTAGCGAAAGCGAGGAGGAGCTATGGTTTTACGATTTCAAAGAGCAGGGATAGTAATTGCACTACTTATTACAAGTGGTTGTGTTTCTTATCCACCCCGACCCTATCCTTGGAACTTCCCACCAGAGCATGAGTGGAACGCGCCATTAGAGACTAGTTGGGTCAATGCTGTTGACGCCTTCCGCAACTGGACAGCCCCCAAGGGGAGGGTCTGGAATCCGATTATTCGGGAGTATGAGCCTGACTTTGGCTATGAGATTGAGCTTCTGAAGGCTCTTCCGCTAGATACTGAGGAACATGAACTGTATCAATAATCCAACCTTGCTTGCGGGCTTCCCGCCCGTTAGCGTGGCACCAATCATGGCACAATCGGCAAAGCGCGGCAAAAAGACTGTAGTCACAAAGATAGCGACCAACCCTGCCCGCCTTATGATGGATATCTTGACTCTTCGCCTTCTTACATTTCTCGCATACGGGATGCAGTGCCAAGTAGGCTTTTTTTACCTTTGTATACTCGTTGTATTCACGCTGGCGTTTGGGGGATGCGCTCCGCAACCTTCCGCTGCGCTTAAGTGGGGTTTTTGAACGAAGTGGAGTTTTTCTTGTCATACCTACTATGATCACTTGGAACGATTACAATAATACAAAGCCCGATGCAGAGGGAATCTACCTCATCAAAAACGACGAGTCAAACCCTCCTTTAAAGTGGGCCTGCCACTACCACCCCCACCATGGATGGAGCGGGATTGGACATATCCTTGAACGTGTGATTAAGTATTGGAGTCCATGGCCCGATTCAAAGTAGTATTAACCGTTATCAATGAGGACTCCGTTTCTCCATTCGTTGTCGGCCCAAGATTTCGTAGGGGGAGGCCCATGCCGATGGAAGCACTCCACACTGAACGTGGCGGTTACTTCTTCGACCCAGAATCAGAAATCGAGATGGCCAGAGATTGCGCTGAACAGTTTACCAAATACCTCAATCAAACAGAAACCAAGAAAAAGAAAAAATGACTAAAGACAAAACATTCATGGTGTGCTATGGGGATAAAGTTGTGGAGCTTCATGCCTCTGGACTAAGCAAGGAAGAAGCAACCCTTGAGTCTGAAAGGCTGACAGGCCAAGGATACAACAACGTTCGCATTCGCTTGGAAGATCCCGTCCACCCGACTTGGCCGCTCAACTTTGACGCACAGTGAATATTGCTTTTGCTTATCACAACGGGGACGCCGAATTAGCCATGGAGTCGGCCAAAGCGATTACGGCTTTTGGCATCAACATGCGACATAAAGCGACCCTATGCTGTACGAAGGATACATTTGGAGCTTCTGATATCATCCATGAACTAAAGAAGAGTTTTCCTGAAGTTGACCAATTGTTCGCCCAAGACGGATTTGATGGTTGGCCTCTTGGCCCGAATCAGATGTTTGCCGATGTGGCTGCTGCCATGTATTCAACCAACGCTCCCTTCTACTTCTGGGAGCCAGACTGCGTTCCCATGAAAGAAGGATGGGCTGACGATCTCGACGCCGAATACCACAAACAGGTTGGTATCCTTGGCCATCTCTACGAAGGCGGTATGGCGTCCAACGGAAAGAACATCTACAAGATGATCGTTGGAAGCGCGGTCTACCCTCCTAATTTCTTGGACTTCTGCCCTTCGGCCCAATCTCTATCAACCTACAATTTGGCCTATAGGGAATCGGGAAATGTTCCAGAGCCTTGGGATGTTCGTTGCCGATGGAACTTTATGGAGATTGGCCGCGACACGCCGCTCATCCGAACCTACTGGAAAAGCGTTAACTACCAATGGAGGGATGGGAAGATTGTGTTCTTTGCCGAAGACCCCGAAGCCCAAGCTGTTCAGGGTGTTACTTGCCCCGACAGAGTTATCTCCAGCCAAGCAGTGGTCATCCACGGGTGTAAGGACGGATCGCTACATAAGATGGCACAAGAGGGGTTTCCAATGCCATCAGATTCCACGGGATTAGAGCAAAGCGTCAAAAATGATACACAAGTGGGGACAGTTTGCGATAAAGCCTCAAAAGTGGTGCGTAAACCGCCCAAAAAAGCCAAGAAAAAGCGGGTAATCTCGGAAGCAGAGCGCGAACGCCGCAGGCAATCTATGATGGAAATTTTGCAAAGAAAGCGTGAACGAAAGGCCCAAGAGGCTGTCTAACGCTTCCTATGCAAGAAGTCATCTTTGAACCATCCGCCGAAACCGCCATCCTTTCCTGCCTCTGCCATGCTCCGTCAGAGGATCAACGTGAGATCCTTTTATCCATAAAGGAAGATCATTTCTATCTTCAGGAGAACAAAATCATCTTTCGGGCGGTCATGCGCTGTATTGCCAAAGGGATGCAGGCAGACATCATCAATGTCAAAGGAGAGATCGAAGCTGCCAACGAATATGATATCGTCGGAGGTGAACAAAAGATTACAGAAGTTGCAACTTCGTGTGTAGCCCACAACAACTGGAAGCGTTATTATCCCAAACTGGAAGAGGCCCGCTACAGAAGGTCGTTGGAATACTTGGCCAATGACATGGTTCACAAGGCCAGAGACCGCGAATTAAAGATCGAAGAACTCAAGAACTGGTCAGAGACCACCGTAATGCGGGCTGACTACGAGATGGATGATGGCAGCAAGCTTTCTATTAACAATGCCTTGGATCGTGCTGCCCAGAACATAGAATCCACGATTGCTGGAAAACCCTGTATCGGCATTCGCACTGGCATCACTCCATTGGATGACCTTCTTATGTTTGGCTTGCGCGGCGGAGACATGGTTGTCTTGGCCGCAAGACCAGCAGTTGGCAAGACGGCCAGCGCCCTTCAAATTGCCGAAAACGTGGCACTTAACCAAAAGAAGCGGGTCTTGATCTTCTCTTTGGAGATGACAAGCGTTGCCCTCATGGAGCGCATGATCCGCTCGCGGGCGCGTGTGGGTGCTGCTGACATTCTCTCTGGTCGGGTGACCCCGCATCAGAAGCAATCTCTCGGACGGGCCGTGCAGGAAATCCAAGCATCCGAAATTATTTGCGATGATAGCTCTGCTAAATCTATTGGATATCTCAAGGCGGTAGCCCGCCGTGCCCACCAACGCACTCCGCTAGACCTCATTATCATTGACTATCTCCAGTTGGTCAAGGGAGATAGCAAGCGCGGAAAAGACAACCGTGTGTGCGAGGTGGAAGAGATTAGCGGCGGTATTAAGGATCTGGCCAAGACCCTCAAGGTTCCTGTTCTGGTACTGGCTCAACTCAATCGCGACCCAGACAAGCGTGGAGGACGCCCAAGCCTTTCAGACCTTAAAGGATCTGGAGCCATCGAACAAGACTCAGACATTGTCATCATGCTTCACAGCGAAGATGCTCAAGACCATGAGCAGAATCCTACCATGGAGTTTATTGTCGGCAAGCATCGGGACGGCCCGACAGGCGTGGCCAACATGAGCTTCAATAAGGCGATTACCCGATTTGAGGTGGCGTAGCCTTCCAGCAAAAGGCTGGGAAGTTCAAGCCTTCTCCACCCTGTGAATCGACTGGAAGATGGACTGAGACCGCATTGTAGCATCCACAAATTCCACAGGCTTTAAGCTGCTGGTCATAAGATGTTGTTTTTGCTCCCGCAATATGAGGTAGCATTCCAGCAATACCCTTACATCCCCAACAGCCAGAAGTGGCAATTTGGTGAGGACAGGCCGCGCAAATCTTGGCCCTGCGCTCCGCCTCCTCTTGATCGACTAGTTGGAACTTGTTGTCTTTGGCAAAGTGATACATTGCCTTAACCCAGCGGACAATTTGAGAAAACCCCAAAGTTTGTTTTTCTTGGGTACATGGCACACAGTTTTCGTTTCCAGCCATTCTCTCACAAAGATTGTGTTCTATTTGTGACACAAGATCCACGGGCGGTGTAATGCCTTTGGAGATCAAAAGCTTCTCGCAATTCGCAACCATGTCATGCCAATCGCCTCCACGAACAGGCTCGTTTACAATTGGACAATTCACCCACCATCCCTGTGGGGGAACGCTTGATTTTCTCTCGTAGCAAAATTTGGGCACCTCATTCATTGACAACTAACTCCGCTTCATAAGTGTTGTTTTCGGGAATCTTCATGGATTCCAGCTTGGTAGCAATATTGATCTGAATTGCATTCTGTTGATTGTTGCCTTCAGAAAAGTTGATGGCAGCAGCTTCTGCCAACTGCTTGATATTCCTCATCATGCCAAGAGCTTCCATGCCGTCTAAATCTTGCGCGGCATCCGCAGCCTTCACCAGAACCTTTCCAGTCAAAAATTTAATCGATTTCTTCATGGTTTCCAGCGATGCCGTGATTTCCGACATAACAGAAGGAACTCCGTCATCTTCCCAAGGGGCAGGAGATTGCTCGTTGACCAAACGTTCGCGGCATTGAATCCAACGCTGGGTATCCCGCCACAAGCAAACAGTGGATTCGCTTACCTTTAGTTCCTCGGCAATATCCCGTAGGCTACGCCCCGAACAATACATGGAGAATCCCTTAATACACTCAAGCCTGCGTTTTTTATCCATCTCCTCCATTCTGGCGGGAGGTGCAACCAAGGCCACTGGACGTTCCTTATCCCAAGGGTAGAGGTTTTCTGTTTCGGGATTTTCCTGCCAAATCTTAGCGTATTCATCCCATTTCTCGCTATAGATCATCTTTTCAAGAGTGGGCTTGTGCTTAGTTTCCAAAGCCTTCATTACCTCTGGCAAATCCCTACCAGCAGCATAGAGCCGAAATGCATTCTGTTTTCTAATACGGTTTTCGGGCGCGTCCCAATCCCGCTCTCCGCTCTTGCGCTTTTTCTCCATCCAGATTAGTTTAGTATAAATTTCATAAATGGCAACAGTTGATCAAGGGATAGAGAAATACGGGAGGTTGTGGTTACCCAAAGACGGACAGGCGATTACGCCAATCCGCATCGAGATGGATGCCTTCTTGCAGGGACTTACTCCCGAAGAGGGAGGACTCGGAAAGGCTCGCCATTATCGTAATATTGTCTCTGCTATATGGCCCACATTCCAGTGGCACAGGTGGGCAGAACTCAGCGCACAAGCATTCTGCAACCAAATTTACGAGGTAGATGAGGCTACGGGCAATCGATTCGTCCGAAGCGTGACAGGTCTCGCTGGCGGAACAGACTCTGGCAAATCCTACGGGATGGCGGCGTTTGCGCTGGTCAATTGGTTCTGCGACCCCATCAATACGATGACAATTGTTGTCTCTACGTCCAAGATTGACGCCAAACAGCGTATCTGGGCGGCACTGGTCAAGATGTATCGTGAAGCCCGAAACATGGGGCTGGCCTCTGGCAGGCTCATTGAGTCCATGGATATCATCAAGCTCTCAGACGAAGAGGGGGCCGTGATCGATCCCGAAACAGGAGTTAGTGATGCCTCGTCTATTATGCTTCTAGCGGCGGGTGACGAATACAAAGATGACGCCCAAAAACGACTACAGGGTAAGAAGAATCGCCGTATTGTGTTGATTATCGATGAGTTACAAGATTGTTCGGCTTCCGTAATTAACGAGGCGGTCTGGGGATTCAAGGGCGCACAGGAACTCTATATCGTTGGCGCGGGAAACCCGTCATCAATCTTCGACCCCCATGGAAAGTTCTGCGAACCCATCAAAGGATGGATGAGTGTGGACGAGCAAACCCCGAACTGGAAGATACGGGTGGCTGGTATTGAGGGGGTATGTATCAGGTTTGATTCAGAGAACGACAACCCCAACCAACAGTCCTTTGATGCTGGAAAGGGGTTGCGCTATCCGTTTCTTCCCAAACCCAATGATGTGGCTCTAGCCCGAAAGGAACTAGGAGAACTCAACCCACAGTATTGGAGAAAGTTCAGGGGCTTCTGGCCTCCTGCTGACGCCGACGATTCCACGATTGTCTCGGACATCCTGCTCGCTCGCCATGGGGCATTAGATAAACCGATCTGGGACGGAACCCCGAAAGATATTGCAGGAATTGACCCTAGTTATACCGAAGGTGGTGATAGATTCGTGTTTACCCACCTTAAGTATGGCAAGTTGATTAGCGGCAAATGGGCGATAGCTGTTGAAAAACAGTATGTCCTCAATAGAAGGGCAGGATCTCAAGAAGACTTCCAATACGAGATGATCCAGCAGATCCACGACCTCTCTCTCAAATTAGGAATCCCGAATCAATGGATGGGGGTAGATGCTTCGGCTGGTGGTATTTTCTGGTCAATCGGAGAAAGAGAACTTCTAAAGGGCTGGCATGCAGTGAGTTTTGCAGGAGCAGCATCCGATCTTCCTGTCAGCGCCCAATACGCCATGAGAAACGAAGTCACGGGGAAACCCCAAGTAGGCAAGGAATTGTTCCACAATATGGCTTCTGAACTCTGCTTTGCCGCCCGCTACTTCCTAGAATGTGAGCAACTCAAGGGAATCACCCCAGATCTGGCATGGGAGATGACTCAGAGAAAGTATGTACGAAGGACTCGGAAGATTATTATTGAGTCCAAGACCGATATGAAAAAACGCATCGGCAAATCCCCCGACTTGTTTGACTCATTTGCTGTAGGATTGTTTGTTGCTCGTAAGGTATTTGGAGCCATGGCGGGCAGTGAGGCGATTGAGGAAAAGAAACGGCTCAACAAAGAGACGTTTAAAAAACTCAAACAAGCCTTGACTATAAAGAAGAATTGGTAGATTCTATTTGCCATTTATGGCTCAACTACCGATTGCGGAAGCGGACATCTGCGTTTTTCAGGGTGCTACTTTCAATCAGACTTTATTCTATGAGACTGGGGAACCCTCGGCTCCCGTCGATCTTACGGGATTTACGGCCAAGATGCACATTCGGTCAAAGCCAGAATCCAAGGCACTAATTCTTGAATTGTCTACAACTAATGGTAGAATCGTCTTGAATGAAACTACAGGATCTATTAAGCTCTTTATTTCGGCATCTGACACGGCATCGCTCTCGGTCTGTGATAAAGCCGTATATGACCTTGAGCTTTATAACGGGGCCGTCACAACCAGAATCCTGCAAGGCAATGTTATCATTTCACCAGAGGTTACACGATAAATGAGCAAGATCTGTATTCCCATTCCGTCTTCTAGCGTTATCGGCGTGTCCTCGACCCCGATCCAAACTCCTAGCGTAAACATCCTTCGTGTTGAGCCTTCGATTACGGGATTAGATGGCGGCGGATCAACAAATCTGGATAGTCTTAATACAGTTAGCGGAACCTATGCCGTTGGAATTGTTATCTTTTTGGTTATTGACGGAATCCCTGCTATTTATCAGTTGTCTTCAGGGACAGATGCTCAAAATCTTCCTTTCGTAGTTCGACCCAACGACTATGATAGCCAAACTGGAACTAAAAGAGTTTGGAAGCGACTAATGTAAAATGAAAATTATCTTCTCACTTATTGTTGGTGGAGCCTTGGTTGTTTCGGGCTTCGGGCAAACTCGCAATGTTCTTGTTGGAACTAACAATGCTGTAGTCCAGCCGACTAATTTTTGGAGTGCCGATGCTTCAAATGCTCGCACAGGACTAGGATTGGGAACCTCCGCTACCAATCCCGCATCTGCATTCCAACCATCCAGTGCGGCCCTTTCAAATCTTTCTACTTCTAATGGAGGAGACCTGACAAATATCAAATCTACAAATATTGTTGGTGTTATTCCAGCATCCAACATTCCGTCAACTACATTAACCAATATTTCTGGAACTCTTTCGATTGCTTCTGGCGGAACAGGAGCCACCAACGCCGCAACAGCAAGAACTAACCTTGGATTGGGCTGGTCTGCTCTTACTAACACAGATGCCACAAATTTCCGTAATGCCATCGGGCTTGGAGCAACATGGCTCACCAACACTAATGTTGCGAATTTCCGTAATGCCATTGGACTTGGTACATTTAAAACAACTGATGATGATTTATTTTCCGAAATTTATTCAGGACAAGAATTAAGGATAGTTGCTGGAGATTCTATTACATTTTACGAGGCATTTTCTTTTGAAGGAACAAATGCAGCAATTTATGCATCACAAAGTAGAAATAGTCTCGGCCTTCCTTGGAGCGGGCTAACTAATACAAACGCAGTTGGATTTCGCAATGCCTTAGAAATAGGAACAACCAATACTCTTACAATTGCTGGCATTACTTCTCAAAATATTACGGTCACGGCGGGAGGCGGTATTACATTGCAGTCTGTTATTACAAATGCCGCATCATTTAGGACTAATATCGGCCTACCTTGGTCTGGCCTTACAAATACAAATTCTTCAACATTCCAAGCCTCGCTTTTTGGGTCTAATACCAATCCAGTTTTGGTCAACACCAACGGAGAGGTGGTGAGCCCAACCAACTTCTGGGCAGTGGCCCCGATATCCACAACTGTCCAATACCAGACAAATGTTACTGGAACATCCACAAATGCCGCAACAAACAGCCGCAATCTATTTCTGTTCAGTCTTTCTCCTTCGGTATCTGGAGTTACCAATACGGTGACATTACCCACCAACCCCGCAACAACATTTGAAGGAGATAGAGCAACTATTGCCCATCTTGCCCAGACAACCAACGCAGTGACAGCTATTAGGCAATTGGGCGCAGCAACTAATCTTATTACGCTCAATCAGCTTGATGAGACCGTTCTGTTGATGTATCGCAGTGGAGCATGGAGGTTGGCCGATAACATCTCTTACGTTGAGCCTATCTTCTTTTCTGGAACCAATGCAGCAGCTAATGCAGCGGAAAGCAGAACCAATTTGGGGTTGGGCGGAAGCAACAGTGTATCTTTTGGTGGAGTTTTTGCTGTAGAAGAATTTGAGGTAGGCTCGTCTAGTAATACAATAAATATTAATCCTTCAGAAATTACTTTCGGTCATTCTGGAATCGCTACAACTACCCGCACCAACCTCGGCCTCCCACTCCCAGCCCTCACCAACACCAACAATGCCAATTTCCAAGCAGCAGTGTTTGTTACAAACGCCGCACCCACTAATACCGCAAACGTCAATGGAATTGGATTTAATACCGCTGTCCACTGGATGGGAGTTACTGTAAAAACTAATGGCACGAATGCCACATTTCGTATTCCGTTATTTCAATGACCAACTACTGGAGACTTGAGAGGGATATCGAAATCGTCCAAGGAAAAACTTGGACGGCGAAGTTTCGTTATCTAACCAAGTCCTGTAAGGGCAAGTCCAACGTTCCAGTTAATCTTTCGGGCTACGGGGCCAACATGGTGATTCGGGAGTGTGCCAAGGATAGTGCTACTTTGCTTACATTGACCTCTGGAAGCGGGATTACGCTCGGAGGGAGCGCAGGTACAATTGAAATCGAAATCACCGCCACACAGGCCGCAAACCTCACAGCAGGCGACAACGTCTACGAAATCGAACTCTACCTCGGCTATACCTATATCGCATTCGCCACAGGTAAAGCTAAAGTCTATCAGGAGATCGCCCGATGAGCCAAGAGGTCATTGAGATTACAGAGAGGGAGATTGAGATTATTGAGGTGGTGGAGCGCGGCCCCGCTGGGCCGACTGGCCCGCAAGCCAACATTAACTACACGGTAGTCTCTAGTCCGCAAACACTTAGCAATTCACAAAACATCGCCGCCGATACCACTGGCGGAACTTTTACACTTACTCTTCCCGCCAATCCAAGCGCAGGAGATTCTATCGATATCTTCGACTACTCGGAGACCTTTGACACCAATCCTCTGACCATCGCCCGAAACGGACAAAGAATCGAAAGTCTGGAAGAAAATCTAGTCTGCAACGTCGAAGGAGCCTACTTCACGATGATCTATACGGGGGCAACCCGTGGATGGCAGATCCTTCCTCGCTATGGCACTTCTGGAGGTGGAGGAGAATCTATCCTTACCAATCAAGGTGACACCCTCTATCGCGGCCCACTAGTTAACGAGAGGCTTCCTATCGGAACCGCAGGACAAGTCCTAAAAGTAAATAGCGGAGCCACCGCCCCCGAATGGGGAACCATCTCCACAGCACCTAGTGGCCCCGCAGGAGGAGATCTCACAGGAACCTATCCGAATCCCACACTAACAACTACTGGGGTCAGCGCGGGAACCTACACCAAAGTCACCGTTGATGCGAAGGGGCGGGCTACTGTCGGAGCTTCCGCCACAAAGTCTGATGTTGGACTCGGTAATGTCGATAACACAAGTGATTCCGCGAAACCCATTAGCACCGCAACCCAGACCGCGCTAAACCTTAAAGCAAACCTAGATTCCCCCGCGCTCACAGGAACACCGACAGCACCGACTGCTGCTGCTGGAACTGATACCACCCAGATTGCTACTACGGCATTTACACTGGCAAATCGCGGAGACCGCTATCTCACAACTTCCACAACCTCCCATTCACTAACCACTGGATCTAAGACGTTCACCGTCCAATCAGGACTCAGCTACACCCCTACACAGGACGTTACTATTGTATACGATGCAGCCCGTCATATGCATGCTTTTGTTACTAGCTATTCTGGAACAACACTGGTAGTTAATGTCGATACCGTAGAAGGTAGTGGCGGGCCATTTACAGCTTGGACAATTAATGTGGGCGGGCTTTTGACGGCGCAAGGTGCGCTTTTAGAGGTTAATAATCTCAGTGATGTGTCCAACCCCGCAACAGCACTTACTAATATCGGAGGTGTACCAACAAGCCGATCAATTAGTGCTGGGACTGGGCTTACAGGTGGGGGAGATCTTACAGCCAACAGAACACTCACGGTCAGCTACGGAACCACCTCTGGAACTGCCTGTCAGGGTAATGATGCCCGCCTAAGTGACGCAAGAACACCTATTTCCCACACCCACGGCAACCTAACCAACGACGGAAAAGTCGGCACCACCGCCAACCTCCCCTTAAAAACAGGCACAAACGGCGTCATCGAGGCGGGTTCATTTTCCAACACGGCAGGGAGCTTTTGCGCTGGGGATGATGCGCGGCTTTCGGATGCGAGGACACCAAGCAGCACCCTCGCGCACAAAGCATCCCACGCCACAGGCGGCACCGATGCGCTGGCTCCGAGTGATATTGGGGCCATATTTCAATGGTCGGTCTTTGAAGAAGCAATTTCGGCGTCACCTACAACTTTGGCAACTGGCCGCGCCCGCCGCATAACGATTTCGACAACACTAAGCACCGACACCGAAGTCCTCCTGCCAACCACGGGCAACCAAGATGCAGATTTGTTTCAGTTGATTCGCTCTGGAAACATTGCCAACGGTCGCATTCTTGTAAAGACAAGCGCAGGAGGATCAACGCTTGCAGACCTTGGAACGAAAGATAACGAAGGTCGCTCGTTTACTTTTAGATGGCAAACTGGCGGTAGTTTTTGGGCCATCGTCCCCGTTGATGCCCACGGCGCAGACAAAGTAACCAGCGGCACCCTCGACGTTGCCCGCCTCCCTGTCGGCACAGGCAGCACACAGGTCGCCGCAGGCAATCACACCCACGTTGTCGCAGACGTAACAGGCGCAGCCGCCTCTGGCTCCATTACCGCCAGCGGCCTAACCCAAGCCACCGCCCGCATCCTCGGAAGGACGAGCGCCAGCACAGGCTCCATCGAGGAAATCCAAATCGGATCGGGCTTGAGCCTTTCGGCGGGGGAGTTGTCGGCAACGGGATCGGGCATCACCGATGGCGACAAAGGCGACATCACGGTCAGCGCATCGGGCGCGACATGGACGATTGATTCGGGCGTAGTCGGAACATCCAAGCTCGGCGGCGACATCACGACAGCGGGCAAAGCCTTGCTCGATGACGCAGACGCAGCGGCACAGCGCACAACTCTCGGACTCGCCGCCTCGGCCACGACCGACACCACCAACGCCTCAAACATCAGCAGCGGCACACTTGCTGTGGCGCGAATGGGCAGCGGGACGCCAAGTGCGTCGAACTTTTTGCGGGGTGATGGGTCTTGGCAGACTGTCGCGGCAGGCATATCCGCCATAGCCTCCACCGCCTCACAAGTCCTTTCCGTCAGCGGCTCCGACTTGGCGGGCGTGGACGGAAACACCATCGACTCGGCTGACCCTTTCATTAAGTGGAACGACACCGCTGCACGTTTGGAATATGCCAACCCACTCTCGCGCCCGACTGGTTCGTTTTATGTCGGCCTCGCTCCGACTACCACGGGCCTCGGCACACGCGCCATCAATATACAGGGCTCGCGCAGCGCGGCAAACCAAGTTGCGGCAAATACGGACTCGATTTCCATTGGAACCAATGCGCGAGCAGCAGCTAATAATTCTATTGCGATCGGACTTGGCGCGGTAACAACAACTGGTGACAACACTATTGCCATTGGGAATGCCGCTTCCGCAACAAACTCAAGCGCAATTTCTATTGGAAACTCACCAGCAAGCGGAGGTAGCGCAGTATCTATTGGAGTAGGAGGCTCAGGGGCTACTGGTCAAAATTCCATTAATATCGGAGTTCTTAGCACTGCCAGCGCCCAGAGCGGAATTGCGCTCGGTGTTATTGCCACCGCTTCCGCTTTTGGAGCAACGGCCATTCACGCAACTGGCAACTTGCGCTTTGGCTTTTTCACGCAGCCATTCAACTCAGTTTTTTGGTCTGGCAGCACAACTAACGCTACTGCCACAATTCTGAATATCGCGGGAGAAGCGACTAACCGTTTTACTATCGCTGCCAATACTGCGCTTGCCGTTGATGTTTTGCTAGTTGCTCGTCGCTCCGACACCGCCGACAAATGGCTGGTCGCTCGCCGTTTCCTTGGAATACGCCGCAACGGAAGCAATGGCACTTCCTTAATCGGCGCAGTTCAAACTATTGGCACAGATCAAAGCGAAGGCTCGCCAACGTGGTCATTCACGCTGACTGCCGACGATACCAACGAGGCGCTGCAACTTGAAGTCACGGGCGCGGCCAGTGAAACTGTCCAATGGGCAGCAACCGCCATTTATCGTGTAGTTTAATATGAACACCGAAACCATCTACACAGTTCTCCTCGACCAGCCGCGACAGATCGACGGCAAAACATGGCACGGACTCAGCTACCAGCTAACCCGCGACGAGGCGGGCAAGATCGAAGTAGTTGAGCATGGCTGGCCGACGAGGTTGACCTTGTGGGCGACTGACGGCCCCGAACTGGATGCGCTGGACGAAGCCACGGTCAAAGCCGCCATCGAATCCGCGCTGCCTGTGGATGAGGGTTATGTGATTCCGCCGCCGCCGACTCCGTATGTTGAGACTTTCACCGCAGAGCAAATCGTCTCGCAATATTTCAGCGCCTACCAGATCGCCGCCCTGCAAGAGCTTCGCATGGCCCTTGCTCAAGCAGGCAAGCCCCTCGGCCCGAAGATGACCGCCGCGAAGCAGTGGCTGGAAGGGGTCATGCTGGGCTGGGCCATGAATCCAGCGCCCGCGCCTGCGGCCAGCTTTGGAAGTCCTGCGGCATCGTTTGAAGAGGCCAGCGCCGAGGCTGTGGGGGATCTTGCCAGCCCGAACCCCGAAACATAATAGTCGCCTCCAACCCCGAATCCAGATATACTAAATAGTCAATGGCCTCCCTCTCTGCATATTACCCATTACCAGTAGTAGCTGGCACCACCGCAGGCACCTATGCGGAAGGAGATGATAGCCGTATTGTCGGAGCCTTACCAGCAGCTACAGCGGGAACTGGTAGCGTTTTGGCCCATTCGGGGTCTGCTGGAGCCACGGCTAGGACGCTTTCTAGCCGATTCTCAGAAGTGGTTAGAGTGGCGGATTTCGGGGCTGTGGGTGACGGCGTCACCGATGATACGGCGGCAATTCAGAATGCGATTAACAGAGCAATAGCCTTGGGAGGTGCGGTTATTGAGTTTGAGCCAAAAACTTACAATTTAACAAGCACTTTTAATAACAATGTGGCAAATACAATGAATCCAGATACTGGATACATTACGCGCCATCATTTAAGAATTACTGGAGGAACATCTTCGTTGAGGTTACTAATCAACGGAAACGGGGCAAAGCTTTACACAAATTCTTCGACGGCTTATTCAAATATTGGTCAGATTATTTATTTGGCATCAGAATTTGATATTATTGAATTTGATTCAATAACAATTGAGAGGGGGCCAGAAAAAATAACAGAAAATCCAGTTTGGACTCTATATGAAATTGGATTCGGGGCTTTTGCTGTTTCTTCAAATATTTCCAATAAGCTTGGTTTTTATAATGTTCGTTTTATAAACAATACACAGTTTATTAATGGCTCATGGTTTTATGGCGATAATAGCAGCAAAAAGCTTCGGCAATTAATTTTTGATAATTGTCAATGGCTCTATCCATATGGTTCAAATAGAACTGGCCTTGGGATAGATCAAAGTGCTGGTGTTTGCATGCTTATGGATCAGTGGATTAATGAGGCCTTATTCAGCGGATGTTACATTGACATGGCTTCAAATGGATTTATTCCTAACGATGTTAATTATTTGAGGGATGGATTTAATCAGGGCAACGGTGTTTCGACACGATGGGAAAATTGCACCGTAAAAAATTGTTCCATTGAGGGCATCTTTGCCTATGGCCCAAGATTCGCTCTTGGTGCATTTACAAACACCATAAATTGGCCAGACGTTGGTCAAAATATAGTTTTGAATGTTGGAAATAATCCAGTTAATAATAATTTTACACCTAAAATTGGATCTCGTTTTATATTACATCCTTTTTCTAATTCCAATACTGGTAATGGAATATGGGCTGGTGCTGGTATTTTTGAGTGGATTTCTAATACATCTCCTTTTGGAATTGGGGCATCTATTACATTAAAAAGATTGAGTGATGATTTAATGCCAATTGTAAAATACTATCAAAATGGAAATCCTTCTGTGGGGTCTTCTGTCAATTTGCTTTCTTCAAATTATGTTTTAACGGATCATGCTCTTGCAAATTTACATCAAGTTCATTTCAACAATTGTCGATTTGAGGGGAATAATGTTGTGCGTCAAAATGGAACTTATAAATTAAGAGATATAACAGTAGATGTTGGTGGAACGGGATACACCGAAGCACCATCAGTTGTCATTACGCCAAATGATGGAGTCACGGCAACAGCAACCATTTCAAATGGACAAATAACCAGTGTAACGATAACAAATTCTAATTATTTTAATAATGCATCTATTGGTTATTTTTCCAGCCCTCCAGTAATTAGTTTTTCTGGTGGTAACGGGTCTGGCGCTTTGGCTACGGCAAATTTAATGAACAATCGTCCGTCTCCAGCAATATGGAGTTCAATTTCAACAACTGTTACAAATTGTTGTTTTGTGAATTGTGATTCATCTCTTGCTTTAAAAAATGGAACTGCAAGAGTTGGCCCGACGATTGTTTCAAACAATGTGTTTATTTATGAAAATATGGGAATAAATAATGGTGCCATTGGCGAGCTTTGGCATGATTATTTGAAGTTTGAAAACAACACTATTGTTTCTGAAAAACCGTTAAGGCCGACATCAATAGGAGGAAGATTCGCATCAATCAAAAACAATTTTTTCCACTCTTATTTAAAGCCAGAAAAAAGAAGGGCAAGTTATCCTTTGGTAATTCAAAATTCAATAAAGCCGTGTAATATTGAAATAACAGACAATCGCTCGCTAAACTATGATCATTTCATATTCTCGCAAAATGATAATTCGTATTTGTTTGGCTCACATGAGGGGATTGATTGTTTAAAGCCGACATATGGCGCAGCAACTGGATGGAAACAATTAAAAGTTGATTTTCGACCCGCTCGCAATGGATGGGTGCGTCTTAATACACTGGATTCATTGGTTTATTTAAATCGCGGAATATCTGCAATTTATAATATAGGATCATTAATGTTTTTTGTGGCGACAAAAAACGAAGATTCTGAAGTTAATATTTCTGTTCTGCAAACAGACAGAAATTTACCAATTACTAAAATTAGAATTTTAAAAGAGGGGTTAATTAATTGTGTTGATGTATATGTGAATGATTACACATTCTTTGATACAAATACGGCAATTCAGTGTTCTGTGGTCAGCGGTGATGGCCGTGGGCCGCTAACAAATCCGACAAGTTATTCTGCAATTACTTCAATTGTGGCAGATGGAACGGACGCTCTGGTAACATCAAATAATCATGGTCTTCGGTCTGGAGAATATGTGTTTATTTCAGATTCCAATAGCACACCATCTATCAATGGTAATAGACAAATCATTGCGACAACACAAAACACATTTAAAATTGCTGGAATCACAATTACTTCAAGCGGCAACACTGGACAATTTATTTCGTCTTTAAGAAGCCCGATCAAGCCAATCAATATTACATCTATTTCTCAAAAAAATTCGGATGTGACAATTACCCACGATGCATGGAGTTTTGTTGGAGAAGATCCAGCAAATGGCCAGTCTGTTTACATTACTGGAACAAATAGCAATCCAAGTTTGGACGGACAAAGAATTGTTTCTAACACTGGTTCTGGAAGATTTGATGTGACTGGAATAACGCTGACTCAATCTGGAACAGCCGCTGGAACATTTATTCGGCTTCAGGATTATGCAACTGTTTTGTCAGTTGCCACAGAGCTTTCACTTGATAAGGCAAATGATTTGCATGTAAATAAAACTTTAGGAGTTGGGGTTTCCTCTGTTATTTCTGGATCAAGCGCCCCATCCTTATCCGCGCCAAATGGATCAATTTATATGAGAACAGATGGAGATGCATCTACAACTCTTTATGTGCGAGCAAACGGAGCATGGGAACCAATAGCGGCATATTAAAATTATGAAATATATTATTGCATTATTGTTTCTTTTTTCGGGATTTGCGGCTAATGCTCAAACTAATCTTCGCGCCGTAATGGTGGATACTAATGGCGCAACCCAAAAACCAACAAACTTTTGGACGGCTAATTCCAACTCAATCAACAGCGTTATAACGTCAACTTCTTATTTTAATGATCGCATTTTTAATAGAACTGTTCCATCACTTGTAAATCTATCAACGCAAAACTTAAATGGAATTTTGGATATTTCAAATTCAATTATAGCAACAGAAATTTCTGGAACAAATGCATCTGGAAAAACAGCAATCCGTTTAGCTCGCGATGTAAACTCAAGAGGTGCTGCTGGGGCTGGAACTTTATTTGGAGTTGATGGTCATTTTATTTGGGTAAGATTTGAGGCTGTTCCAAGTCATGGAACAGTGCGAGCCGTTTTAGGAAATAATTGGCCGTCTGCAACAAATATTGCAGAATATCCAACAAGTAGGGCAGTTGGCTTTGAATTGTCCAAATCTGGGGGATCAACCAATCAGGTTAGATTAATTGCACACAATGGAACAACCAATACAAACGGATCTTGGGTTAATATTGGGACAGAAGATCAAAGATTTTGGATTGGTGTTGAACAAAATAAAACCAATGGAGAAGTTAAACTTTATGTTGGTCTGAATTCCGCAGCGCCAACCAACAATACCAATGCCACCATTTTGGGGGGCCCAACCAATAATGCTGGTCAAAACCTTTCTGCTTTTGATGTCGGGTTGTTTACTACCAATACAAACGCTAATACTGCATATTTTTCGGTATATGGCGCATTTATAGATGTAATCGACTAACCAATTGACTTAAATTAACAATCAACTTAAACTTATACTTTAATGGCATCTCAAGGCAACGCAGAACTGGAAAATCTACCAGAGAGTGGTAGTCCCCCGAAAAAACGCATCAAATCATCTGATAGCCTTGTGGCCATCGCTAACAAGTATATCGAACAAGATGAGGATGCGGCGTATCTTCGGGCGCGGGCACAAGCCCTAGTCAACGGCGAAGCCCCATATGATGCCGAAGAACTAAAGAGTAAGGGGCTGACCCATGTGGTCAATGCCAACTTTGGGGAAGCCAATGCCATCATGGAAGCCGCCTTGGCTCCGTATATCGAACTTCAGAATGGGGTGCCGCGCATCGCCAACGTCATCATGGAATCCTATCAGGGAGACTCCAACGAGGACTCCGAGATCATCTCTGAGGAGTTTGACTGGATGCTAAAGGAGTGGAGCGACCATGCCTACAACATGCAGCTTCTTTCCCGCGAGTTTGTCGGTGATGGGGTTGGGGTTGCCATGTGGCCCGACGAACGCTCCATCTTCTGGGAGCCATGCGGACTTAAAGACTTTAAGGTAGCCCGCGATACCAAGGTATCAGATGAGTCTATTGAAGTGGCCATCGTCCAACGCTCTATGAGCGTGAGTGAGCTTTATCGATACATCCGCAACCCCAAGGCCGCAAAAGAACTGGGCTGGAATCTCAATGCCGTAAAACAAGCCATCTGGAAAGCTTCGACCAAACGGGATCAGTGGAAGAACTACACCGCCCATTGGGAAGATTTTGAGCGCGAAATCAAAGAGAACGACCTCTATGCTGGGGAGTCGGCCTACCACCGCGCCCAGCTAATCTACGGCTACAACCGCGAATTCGATGGCAAGTTTACTCAACTTATTGGTTCCCGCGATTCTTCGGACTTCCTCTATGAGCGGTATTCCCGCTACGGAAGCGTGAACCAATGCTTCGTCATCTTTACCTACGGAGTCGGACAAGGAACATTCCACACGATTCGCGGACTCAAGCAGAAGATCTACAATCAGATCCAGATCTCTAACAGGGTTCTCTGTCAGTCAGCCCAAGCCGCCATCACCTCTGGACTCATCCAGTTGCAAGGTGACGCCGAAGCTATCCAAGACTTTCAATATATTGAGGTTGGGCCTTATACGTTCATCCCTAGTGGGCTGACCCCGATCCAACTTCAACCTCCTTCGATTGCCACTCAGGGTCTTCCAGTCTACAATCTTATGAGCCAAGTGTTGCAGAACAACACGGGCAGCTATCGTTCTCGTCAGGCCACTCCAGACGGCCAAGCCCGTTCTGCGACAGAGGTTGTCCAGCAGGCCCGCCAAGAGTCTACGCTCAACGCCGCCGCACTGGAACTTTTCTACACTCCTTACAACAAGCTTCTGACCGAACAATACCGTAGGGCCGTCAATCCTCTCCTTACAGCTAATGACAAAGGTGGGCAACTTGCTCTTGAATTCCGCAGACGTTGTGCGCGTCGAGGGGTTTCTATTGAGCGTATGCGCCAATTCCTCAAGGTTACGGCGTTCCGCGCCATGGGTGATGGAAGCCCCGTAATGACCGAAATGGCAAGCAAGCAACTCATGGAGCTTTATTCCCTGATGGACGAGAAGGGCAAGGAAAACACCCTGCGTTCCGTTATTGCTGGTATCTCTGGAGTGGGTTGGCAGAAGGTCAACCTCTTCGTTTCCGACAAAGGCCCGCGCCGTGTGGTGGACTTTGACATCGCTAATCTGGAAAACGGCAACCTCCGTCAGGGCATTCCTCAGATGGTTCACGATAGCCAGAATCATGCTGTGCATATTGAGGCCCATATCCCGATGATTGCCGAGATCATTGAGGCCCACCGCCAACAGCAAATGGCTGATGAGCAGGCGATGCAAATCCTTCGTCCCGCCGCAGACCATGTGACCGAACACCTTGTCCTATTCTCCAATAACAGCTATCGGGCACAGGAAGTGCGCGAACTCAAGCGCCAACTCCAAAACCTCACAGCTTATATCGATGAGCTTGAACAACAGGTGATTAACCGCATGATGGCCCAACAGAGCCAAGCACAAGAACAGGCTATGCAAGCTGGACAACAGCCGCAGGGACAGATTGATCCAAAGATGGAGATGGAAATGCAAAAAGCGCAACTTAAGCTGGCTGAGATGCAAGAGAAGCGAATGATGAACCAAGAAACCCATCAGCAGAAGATGGAGACTATTCGTCAGCAAATGGCTCTCAATGATCTTAAAACCCGCAGTTCTATTCTTGAGAAAACCGCCAGACCCGCAGGCCGACCACCGATGGCTGCACAAACAGCTTAATTTTTAATATATTTATACTAGACAAAGTTAGAATCTGCGTATAGTTAGACTTTATTAATGGATTGGACAGATCAGGATTCGCGTGAGTGGAGCAAAACTTGGGCTATGCCCCATATGCAAAAGGGGCTTAAGTTTATCTCCAAACGGGTTCGTCCGAAGCGGAGCAGTAGTCCTGTGGCACAAGGTTTTGATCTGTCGCCAGTGTTCATTAAGAGCGCGGGTTTTTATGAGGGCAGTCAAGAGGTTATGGATCTCATTGATACCTTGGGTCAGGGACAGGTAAATAAACCC